AGTGTGGGTGAGTCTCCTGTCAATACACTAACCACCCAAAGTCCTGAAGTTGCTATTGCTCAGAACACTCTCCGACAAGTTTGTCGTGAAGTTCAGTCTGAGGGCTGGGTGTACAATACTGAATACGAGTTCCCGTTTGTGGTAGACACCAACGACGAGGTACTCATCCCGCCCACTGTCCTCCAGCTGGATGTGAACAAGTTCAAGCATCGTGATGATTTTGATGTCGTTAAAAGGGATGGTAAACTCTATGACCGTTACTCACACTCCTACAAGTTTAAGGACATCGATTCTCTCTTTTGTGATGTGGTGTGGTTCTTCGAGTTTGATGACATCCCTCAGGTCTTCCGTGACTACATCGCTGCACGCGCTTCCCGCATTGCTGTGACCCGTATGGTCAACGATGAGAAGGCTGTTAAACTACTCTCAGCTGACGAAGCCTTGCTCCGCTCCCTGGCTATTGAGTATGATACTCAGCAGGCTGAATACAATATGTTCCAAGGCACCGACTTCCGCAACCCCTACCGCTCCTTCAAACCCTTCAACGCAGTTAGTCGATAGCTATGGTAGCAGTTAATCAACGAATTCAAAACTTTCTTGGAGGCGTCTCACAGCAGCCAGACTTTATTAAGTTCCCTGGTCAGCTCAGGAAGTGTGACAACGCATATCCTGATGTAACCTTTGGCTTGTCTAAGCGACCTCCTGGTGAGTTCGTTGGTCAGCTGGCAGGCGCTACCTCTGGTGGTCAATGGTTTGAGATCATCAGAGATTCTGACGAAAAATTTATTGGGCAAATCACCAGCTCTGACATCAAAGTTTGGAACCTTGCAACAGGTGCTCCCCAGACTGTGAGTGGTAGTATGAGCTACCTGTCTGGTGCTACCCAGCCGTACGGTCTCCAGACCATCGGTGACTACACCCTCATTACTAACCCTCAGCAGACCGTAGGTACAACGGGGGCCACTAACACCTTTAACAACGGAAACGCTTACGCCTTTGTCTCGATCAACACAGTGGCGTACAATGCAGAGTACGTGGTTGCTATCAATGGTTCTAACCTCAGCTCTACAACTAAGAACCGTGCTGGTCACCTGACTGTTGCAAAGACTGCAGGCACTGGTGCTGGTAACTCTTACTGGAAAGTACAAGGAGGAACCGCAGGACCTACAGAGCACTCAGGTAAACAAGAGGTGTTTGACCAGGCTACTGGATTAAAGTACACTGTACTGGTCAATGGTAATAGTTACGTTGCTAGCTACAATAGCGACCAGGAAGCACAGTATGATGTTCAATACAACGCTGAGGTAGTCTTACAGGACCCAGGACATAACGTTACTAATGGTCAAAGCTTTAGCGTGGCTGTTGCTGGCATTGGTTACACAGTTACTGTTGCCTCTGTAGAGCCGTACGAAACTTATGCTGATTCTGGTGTAGGATTTTACCAAACACCAAAGAGTCCTGACAAGGGCAGCCTCAGTATCAACACGATTTTGGGTGAGCTAAAGAGCAGCATTGAATCTGCCTACAGCGGCGTAACCTGTGAGATTATTGGTGATGGCTTGTTTATCACATCTGGCTCTAGCTTTACAATCGAGGTCAGAGGTGGTACGGTAAACAACTCCCTTGAAGTCATTCAAGACTCTGCACCCAACGTCAGCAAGCTACCACAGCAATGCAAAGATGGGTACATTGCTAAGGTGTCTAACACTGAGGACTCTGACTCTGATGATTACTTTGTTAAGTTTGTAGCTGACAGTGGTAACAAGGGTACAGGTTCATGGGAAGAGACTGTAGCTCCTGGGATTGTAGCTGGGCTCAACCCCTCTACCATGCCCCATGCTCTGGTCAATAACCGCGACGGTACCTTTAGTTTCCGTCCGCTAAGTCAGTCTGCTGATCCTAATAACTATTGGATTGACAGACAGGCTGGTGACATAAACAGCAACCCTGATCCTACCTTTGTTGGTAAGGGTATTAAAGACATCTTTTTCTACCGTAACCGCTTAGGATTCATCGCTGGTGAAAACGTCATCCTTAGTCAGCCTGCTGATTACTTTAACTTTTTCATCGTTTCTGCAATTACTATTAGCGACGCAGATCCCATCGACATCGCAGCCTCTGACATCAAGCCTGCCTTTCTGAACCATGTCCTGCCTATCCAAAAGGGTCTGGTCTTGTTCAGTGAGTCAGCACAGTTTATGCTGTTCACTGATTCAGATCGGTTCAGTGCTGCCACTGCACAGCTGAAGAAGCTGTCCTCCTACGAATGCAGTCCTACGGTTCGTCCTGTCGACATGGGTACCTCTGTCATGTTTAGTACTGGCAGTGCAGCTCACACCCGTGTGTTTGAGATGGTGATTCAAGATGAGACTGTTCCTCCCCAAGTACTGGAGCAGACCCGTGTAATCCCTGAGCTGATTCCTAAGGACATTGATCACTCGTCTAACTCCTCACAGGTTGGACTGGTAACCTATGGTAAGAAAAGTACCGATCAAACATTAGAGCGTACTATTTACTTTTATAAGTATTACAACTCTGGTACTGAACGTCAGCAGTCTGCATGGTACACTTGGACCTTAACTGGTGGATTTGTGCACAGTGTGTACACTGCTGGTAACCAGTTTATTGTTACTAAACAGGGTAGCAACTACGTTTTGAACCGTCACGAGATGGTTACTGACACTCTTACCCACAGGAGCTATCAAGTAGGTACTGGTGCTATTGGACGTAAGCTTGAGGCTACACTGGACAACATGACCGTCGCAACATCAGTCCAACAAACTGGTAACTACGCTACTTCCTCCTACGATTCTGCGACAAAAATTTCTACGGTAACTTTACCTTACACTTATGATGGCAGCACCGATATGGTGGCTGTATTCCTCAGCGGTACTGATGCTGGTGTTGTCAGAGTTCCTAACAGCGTTAGTGGTACTACTGCTACTTTTAACGACATTGACCTGACGACTGGCAACGTTGCTATTGGATACAAGTATATTACAGAGGTTGAACTTCCTCACTTCTACTACGCTATTGACACAGGTAAGTACGACATTGATGGTGAGCTGCGAATCAACCGCATCAACTTTGAGCTAGGTATCTCTGGTCCTATGGAGTTTCACCTTGTGTCTCCACAGGTTGACAATTACATCCAGTATGAGTCTGGCATGGAGGTTGACCTGGGCTCGTTCAACGCTACACCTACTGCTCCATACAAGTCTGTTAAAGTCCCTATCTACAGGAAGAACGAGAAATACACCCTTACCGTTAAAATCCCTGACCCCTTTACCGCAACTCTAGTCTCAGCAAGCTGGGACGGACGCTATGACACAAAACGACACATACGTCGGTAAGTACATACAACCATGCACCGCTCAGCTAGCATTTGATGTTGGCGAGAATTTGCGTTGGGAAGACAATAGAGAAGTAGAAGAGACAACAGGGCTGACTGCTACGGCAGCGGTCCTGGAGTCTTACTACCGATCTGCATTTACTGTCTATTTCACTGTGCCCAACGGCAAGGCTGCCGGTGTGGCAGGCGTATCACCAGACAATAAGATCTGGATGCTATGCACTAAAGCCAGTGAAGAATATCCGCATACATTTGTAAGAGAAGCTAAAAGGTGGCTTGACAGTCTCCATAACCCATACCTGTACAATCATGCAGACATGAGGAATGAGAGTCACATCAAATTACTTAAGCTTCTTAAATTTAAGTTTATCAAGTATTACGTTCACAACGGTGTTCCCCTAATTCAATTTATTAAACTATGTGCGAACCAATAACTATTGGTGTGCTGACTGCAGCAGCTGGTGGTATGCAAGCCATTGGACAGCACCAAGCACAAAAGGCTGCCGTCGCTCGCTCCAATGCTATTGCACAACAGCAGTATCAACGAGAGCTGCAGATTGCTGCTCAGCGAGACCAGGTCAAAAACCAGAAAACAAGAGCAGATCAAAAAGCAGATGCTGCTGCTAAGACAGCATACTATGCTAAACTTTCTGCTACGCAAGCAGAGCAGAACCGTGCATTAGCCTCCTCTGCTCAAACTAAAAAAGAAGTGGGCACCACCGTTGACTTCAATACTCAGCGTGCTATGAGAAAAGCCATCCAAGCACAGGGTTCTATCCTAGCTACTGGTGGCAGTGGTCAGAGTCACCTCCTGCGTGTCATGGATGCACAGCGTGAACTTGGTATGGAAATGGCAGAAGCAGAACAGACTCTGTATGATGCAGAACTGGCACGTGGTATCCGAGACCAAGGTACTATTCTTGATGCTGCCTCTGCTAACACCGCTGCATGGAACGGGCTTCCTGCCTCTCCATTCCTCCCTCAAGCCTCTCTGCTGCCTGTCAAACCCATCAAAGCTCAAGGACCTTCTGGTCTTGCCCTTGCTGGTAGCTTGCTTGGTGCAGGCGTGTCGGGTGTGTCAGCAGGCTATGACTTCAAAGCAAATACCGCAACCAGTCTAGACAAACCAACAACAACAGACACTTCAAGCTAAAACATGGCATATCAAGGTAGTTCACAGTCTGTTGGCTTTCGGAACCGAGTAGTTGCTGATCCCTCCAAGCGTATGCGCGAAGAGGCATCTCTACTTAAGCAACGCGGGGATGAGAAGACCAGAGACATGGAGAGGCAAGCCTCTCAAGAAATCCAAGAGATGAAGCGTGTTAGCGATATTCAATCAGCTAATGCGAACTACGAACTAAAAACCCTTTCTAAATTTAGCAACACTCTTACAAACTTCCTGCAAGAAGATGTTGCTTCTATGGTTAAAGAAGGTCGTGAAGAAGCGATCCAACGTGGTATTGAGCAACGTGCTCTGAACCCACAAGCAACTCTTGACGAAGAGAACAACGTTATCAACTCTGTTGAGAAGGTACGTCAGCTCCACGACAAAGTAGAGAAAGAAGCACAGAAAGCTCCATCAGAAGAAGCGGGTTCACGTATCCGCTCCCTGTCTAAATATGAAAAGTTGGGCTGGGAATTTGCTACTGCAAAGGAAGCTACCAATGCATGGGATGCCTATCGTGAAGCTGAGCTAATAAACAACACTACTGTTCTTCTAGATCATGACGGTACTGCTTTTGTACTTAATCAGTACGATAAGGACAGCATGGAGCAGTATGATATTGCTGTTCGTTATCTTGAGACTCAGTACATTGATGAGAATAACCCTGCTGGTTTGAGTGCTGGTGTCAGGAACACTGTACTGACTAACCCTATTCTTGAAAAATCTGCAAGAGCACGCACCCTGCGTCAGCAAAAGGTCAACGCTGCTTTAGCACAGAAAGGACTTGACGGTCAAGAAAACATTGCTTTCAATGCTCTGCAAGGCACTAAGGGCTTCCCTAGTGTCGGCAAGGCTATGCTGACTTTTCTTAACTCTACAGCTCATCACTATGATGTTCTTAATGGTGATGGTCAGGGACGCAAAGCTGCAAGGGCTAGGTTTGGTACTTTAATTGATCTTGTAATTGCAGAAAAGCCTGAAAGGGCTGACGTTATTATTGATGAATTAAAGAAAACTAAACTTACAGGACACCCCAGTGGTGCTAAAACTCTCTTTGAACTTTACAAAGATGAGTTTGATCCTGAAGCTATTCAAGGTAAAGCTCGCGACGCTCGCTACAAACAGTTCACAGAACAGCAGCAAGACGAACGCATGGTGGCTACACAAGAGTTTGACGCTCTAATTCCGCTCATGGCTAACATGTCTCCAGCTGAGCGTATCATTGCATCACGAAAGTTTGCTAATGAGTTCCCTAGTCAAAGAGAGTTAATTCAGCGACTTGTCACTTATGAAGATCTGAGCCTTCCTCTGGAGCGTTCTGAGCAAAAGTTGGCTGATCTAAAGATAGAATACGGCGTCGGTAGAGGTGGTCAGATTCCTATCAGCGAAGCTGCCAATCTGCACCCTGATGTTCTTGAGCAAGCACTCAAGGACAAGCATGTTGCTGAGTATGTTTTTGGTCAAGACAGTCAAGACACTGTAGAAAGGGTTGTTGCTGGTTTTACTAAGACTATCAATGGTATTGCAGGAATAGCTACTACTGACGAAATTGGTCAGATGAACATTGATGAAGGTATCAGACAAGCTACCTTTAGAATGTATAGGGATGCTCAAGAGCTGCTTAGGCAAGATGAGACAGGCACGCTTACTGAGTCAGCAGCTATTCAGATGGCTGGTGAAAACATACACGCTCACATTAAAAGAGTGAGTGTTGATTCTCCTGATCCTACTGACCCTTTTTACATTGAAAATGGTGTTGGCTTTACTCATATTGAGGATCGATTCTATGAT